ATATGATAGAACCAGAGGTAGTCCTTTTCCATGGTTTCTTATCAGAAAAGCTGTGTCCGAAGATACAGGCATGCCAGTGTGGTCTGCCATAATTTTCGCCGTATTCTCCAGCCATATAGAAACGTATTTGTTTACCATATTTTCGGTTACATAAGTGTCGTAACTTTTTGAGGAAACTTTGGAAGTGGGGATAGACAAGACTTCTGTCTTTTGGGAGGTTTTCATCATTGTAAGTAAGGGTTATAAATGAATTTTCAGAATGTTGTGAAGCCTCGTGCATAACACGAGTAGCCCATTGTTTAGATTTTTCAAGCCTGCAGCCAATACATCGACCGCAAGGTAATGAAATTTTATTAGAGTCTGGACACTCTTTAAACGAAATCTCGTTTTTGAGTTGTCCAGCCACCATGTACGGCATAGACCATGCCGAAATAGGGTGATAACAGGGCATTGTAAGGAATGCCTGGGGACTTTATTAGAGTCTCCAGCCTCCACGTTGTGGGGCTGAAATCATATTTGGAGATTTAGTACGGCGTGCACGACTTTTAAAATGCTTTACAGAACGCATTTTTGACTTACGTCCATAACCTTGTCTTTTTAATACTCTCATTTTTAACTCCTTTGTTGGTTTTTGTGTCACCTAGCACATTTGACATCTAGTAAGTCAAATGTGCGGCTGCTTACGCAGCCCCTTCGGTAGGTGTTTTATCTTCGTTTGGCGCAGCAATCTCAGCTTGTTCAACTGGGTTAATTAATCCCAGTTTAATCGCTTCATCGCGATTTTTATCATTAGACATAAAGTCTAATAACTTTTCAGGATCGTTTTCAAAACGAGCTCGAACGTTAGCTGGCAAAGCCATAAATTCATCTTCCATAGCAATAACAGCATTCAATGCAGATTGATAGTCTCCAATACCTGAAAAATCGCCATATTGAGGCGAAATAGGACTTGTAGGAAGAATTCCAGTTACATTGAACTGGTCAATAATATAGTTAATATCAGCTTGATCCTTTTGGTGCTGCTGAGTCAGGGAAGCGTCCTTACACGCAAGCCCCGACTCATCTGACGCAGCATCTGTATTGTAATTATAAGGAGTACGCAAAAATGGTTCTTTAATTTTTGTCATCGTCTTGAATTTCCATAATGATTTGTAATTTGAACTTTAGGTTTTAATATACCAGCAACATCACCTAAATAACTCAAGCCCTTATCAATATAAGGACTTATCTGACCCCAACCACTACCACTAAACTTAGCTTGGGGATCTAGAATATCTGATTCTTTCATGAGTTTAGAACTCATAGCACCATACATACCAGCCTGTGCTGAACTAGTAATAACATTTTGATCTATAAGACGTTGTTGATGATCTAGTGTCTGAATTTCTTTCTCTATTTTTGCTCTTTGTGAATAAGTTAAATCAGTATTAGCAAGAATTTGGTAAAGTTGCGCCTTAGTATTAATGGTTTCCGCAAAAATACGAGATGTATTTGCATTAGTTTGATTAACATTAGCATCTTTAAGATTAACATCAGCATTTGTCATACGAAAAGTATTAAACGCATCAGTAGCATTAGCTAAAACATTATGCCTAGGAGCAGCAGTATTAACTTGCGGAGCTTGAGCAGCAATAGGAGTTCCAGCACCTTGACCATAAGCAAGCATTGGGTTTAAACCCGAAGCCATAAGGTCTTTTACAGTAGTTTGATACCTTGTAGCATATTGTTGAGCATTAAATTGATTAGTAGCATTAGTATTCGCAGCAGACTGAGCATTAGCTGCTTGAGCTATATCCCAATTAGCATTGTTCTGATTAACACCACCAATAAGATTAGCACCTAATCCTAAAACAGAACCTAAGCCGCCAGCGACAGTATCGCCAGCGACTCCAAGTGCATTACCTATAGAATCAAAAAATCCCATTAGAAATGATCCACTAAACCAGGAACTGAGTACATAGGCATTGGACGTGCTTTTTTAACATCAAAAAAGCTATCAAAAATAAATTGTTGTCCATTTGCAGCAGCACCTACAGCTACCACACGAGAGACTGGAGGGGTATCTTGTATGAAAGTAGTATTAAGGGTTGGCAAAGTAGTAAATTTCTGAGCCAAATGCCAAGCATCAAGTGTACCTGCAGCAGTAGAGCGGAAAAGGCTACTAATACGAGAAGGATTATAACGATATTCTGCCCAACGTTCTTGATATCCAAATACATTGTTGTCGTTTGCACTACCATCACAGTAAATCTCCTTGTTAAGGATTGATTGCTCACCTAAATGAGCAAACACAGGGAAATAAAAATCATAACGGGTCTGACGAGACCACATCTTATGCATACCTTGCTGATAAGTTAAATCAGCACGAATAGATACTAATCCAAGAACAATACCATGTTCAAGAGCGCTGTAAGTGAAGCCATGTTTATGAGCGAGTACAGTACCCATAGCAGAAAGAGTACCCATAGGAGTTGAGCCTCCTGAAACCCCTGTAGCGGACGTTTGAGCGATTGGATTGATATTAACAGGGGTAGAGCCACCGCCAATATATTCCGGTCTCTGAAGCCTATAATCTTGTGGGCGAACCCCAAAATGGCTCGAAATAACCTCTGTATAACGTGTACCACCTCTTGCGTCACGTTCAAGCAATCTTTGAATTTGAAATGATTGACGAATTTGATTAATTGTTGCAGCCGTAGCTTGAGATAAATCGGCATATAAAGTCCCATTAGGTTCATAAACAGCATAATCACTAGCAGTATTAATACGTCCTTTAGGTACATTAGTATTATCTGAATAAACAGCATCATTACCGCCTGTAAATACAGAATGGTCAGAAGCCTTTAATAAACGTCCTGCATTAAATACTGTAGAACTTAAAGCAACTGGAGCAGACGTACCAAGAGGCAAAGTTACAGGATTACCCTTTTGTGTCCAAGGCAAAGCACTAGTAAAGTAATCTTTACGTTTTCCACGGCGTAATAATGTGTAATTAGCAGCAGTATCAGGACCATCACCAGTATCAACTGTCACAGAATTTTGCAAGTTTTCGTCCCTAAACCACTCATTGAAGCAAAGGTTGTAACCCCTAGTCCAAAAAGCACAATGTGAAATAGTATTAGAACCAGCTACTTGACCAACAGTAGGCAAACCCATGTAATCTTGTAATGATCCAATAGCATAACCACCAGCAGGACTTACACATTGAGGAACAGTATAAGAAATACTATCACCTGGATTTGTTTGAGCACCCATGAATTTTTGCCAATTAGTCCATAACAAACGATTTGGCACAAAGAAAAAGAATGAATCCAAAATCATGTTATCCATGATTGGATATAAAGGAGTAGCAAGACGGGCAAATGCCGTCATATTTAAATTAAATGTATCACCAGGCAGCATTTCATCTACATAAATAGGCACTAAATAACCAGCATCAAATGTAGTTTTATGTGTCGATTGACAGTCAAATTTAGATCTCGGAATATCAGACCGAGGAATCATAGCGAACTTATGTACGTCTACTGAACGATTGCGATGCATATACTCTCCATATTGCGTGAAAAAAGGGCTTTCGCCCTTTTATTCTACGCTTAAATTGTTTGAATCTTTACTTGTTTACCTAAAGCTAACTGAACTGGTTCAATCAGTTCAAATTTAGCACCATTATCATCATACTCACCTAAATGCCAAAGATCAAAATCATCAGGGTGTTTATATAATTGATTATTATCATCTGCTTTATTAATTTCATCAGTAAATTGACGAATAGCAATACCTAAAGAAGGCATAAACATTGGTTGAGAAAATGCATCAGAAGCACGATCTTTTATTGCACAGATTTGAGTTTTCATGTAAGGATTTCCTAAGTAAGGTTACGTTTAAGTTTGCGAAGTTTTGCTAATTGTACAGTCTCTTTTACTAAAAGACGTTCAAAAGTATTATCTTCGTGCTGTAATTTACCACGAATTTCTCTTAGATGTTTAATTTCTTCCATCTCATAAGGGTTTTTACTAGCATAAATCTTATCGTAATAACGAGGTACTTTCATTTTTTTACCTTTAATCACTACATAATCATGTGGAAATACATCAGACTCATAACGTTCTAACCATTTTGCACCTATACCAGGCTTTAAACTCATTTTATTGAATTCGGGCTTTCTTTCAAACACTTCTCCAGTATCAGGGCAAGTCCATTCATATACGGCTTTATAAGGTTTTCCTGTTTTTGGGTTAATGTTGTCTCCATTTTGCTTTGACATAATATATCTAGCAACGTATGCAGCAGACTCAAAGGTAACGTCTCCAATGCTGGAATAACCATATTCCCAGAGATCTTCAAGCTCACTGGATCGAT